GGCAAATTATTGTTTGATGGTTCTGAATCTATACTGATTGAGATTCTTAAAGATGAGAATTCAGATGTTGCGGGTTTCAAAAAGGCATTTAGAATTTACAAACAATCTGACCGTAAAAATGACGGACAGAATAGTGAATCATACCTATTACATTTTGTTTCGGATGAATTAATTTATTCCGACCAACAACGCATTACACAATCTTTTGAAGGCACAATGACTGATATTGTTCAAAAGATTTTAACAAACTATTTAAAAGTATCAGAAAACAATTTAGGTGGTATTTACGAACCATCATCTGGTCTTAGAAGTGTTACTATACCTAACTTGAAACCATTAGAAGCAATTGAATGGTGTGCTAAAAGGTCTGTTGATGTAAATCAATCACCTTGTTTCATGTTTTATCAAAATCTTTTAGGTTATAACTTTGCAACATTATCTACATTGTTAACCGAAGATGAATTATTAGATATCAAGTTTGAAATTAAAAATCAAACAAAAGGTGACCCAATTTCTGAAATTGGAAGTCCAAGAGCATACGAAATTATTGCACAAACAGATATGGTTGAGAAAACACGTTCTGGTGTTAACGCAGGTCAGTTTGTGGGTTTTGACCCAATGACAGGAACTATTGCCAAAAAGAATATCAGTTTCAATGACCATTATGGTGAAATGAAACATGGTAATGATAATCCAAATCAATCTGCTGTACAGAACCGTGATGGTAAAGATGCAACAGAGGCCTATGAATCAAAGAAAACAGTTAGTATTTTTTCTGCCGCAAAACAATTTAGTAATTATATTAAAAAAAATGACCCAACTTCTTTGTCATTAGAGAACAACTATGAGAATTATTTGTTTCAACGCAAAGCAATCATTCAAAACTTAATGGCAAAAAGAATTCGTTTAGCGATGCCAGGTAATTTTCAGTTGACTTCTGGTTTTAATGTCAATGTTATTGCACCACAATTTGGCCAAAAAGAAAAAGGTGACGATAACGATGACCCAAGCGTTAGTGGTAAATATTTGATTATTGCTTCCAGACAGGTGATTAAATACGACAAACATGAAACTATTATTGAAGTTGCAACAACATCAACTAATAATGAATTTATACCTTCAAGTAATCCTGCTCAAACAGATGAAATTTTAGAATATTGATATGTCAGATAAAAAAGACTTTGCAGGTAAAGACGGGTTCATTTGGTGGACTGGCGTAATTGAAAGTAGAGATGACCCTTTAAAGATGGGTCGTTGTTTGGTTCGTTGTGTTGGTTGGGATTCTGAAGATAAGATGAACACACCAACCGAAGCACTTCCATGGGCAATGCCTATGAATGGTGTGAATTCTCTTACGAATACGACTGCTAAAGAAGGTGACATGGCAGTTGGATTCTTTATGGATGGTGAAAGCGCACAAGAACGAATCATCATGGGAACATTTCCTAAGATTCCACTTAAAGAAGCCGATCCTGAATCTGCATTTCAAGACCCACGAACAGGCACTCTTGCAGATGCACCAAGACCACCAGAATCAAAAGTTTATAATGAAGATGGTACTGGTATTGAAATTACTGAGACTACCGAAGCAACCGCAAATCCTATTAACTTAGATGAACCAACAACATCACGCCTATTCAGGAATGATGAAGACACAATTACCAAAACTTTCATACAAGAAAGAAAAGACAATGTTGTAACTGGTGTTGAAACTGTAAATGATACATGGGATGAACCTGAGACGCCTTATAGTACAACATACCCATTCAACAATGTAATTGAAACTGAATCTGGCCACATCTTAGAGATGGATGATACTTTTGGTGCAGAACGAATTCATTTAGCACATCGTAATGGTTCTTTCAACGAGTGGTTTCCTGATGGAGACAAAGTTGAAAAGATTACGAAAGATAACTATCAGATTGTAATGGGTGATGATAGAATTTACATTATGGGTAAATGCCTTGTTACAGTACAAGGTGATGCTGAAATTTATGTAAAAGAAAATGCTTATCTGTTAGTTGATAAGAATGTAGAAGCAACGATCCATGGAAACTTAACTGGCCAGATTGATGGTAATGCAGACGTTAATATTGATGGAAACGTAACAGTTGAAGTTGGTGGTAATTATACAGAACATGTTGGTGGAACATACACATTGAGTTCAGGTGGAAACATGAAAATTGATGCTCCAAACATCAACTTGAATAGTGGTACAAAAGGTGCTGCTCGTATTGGTGATACTGCGGATACTGGAGATGAAGGTGGTGGTGGCCATTATGATACTAATAGTGCAGGAACTAACGTAATTGAAACAGGATCAGCCACAGTTATTATTGGCGGGTAAGATAAATAGAACATGGCCACAACTAACATAGATTCCGCAAGAAGTTTTAAAGACTTGGATTTGAATTTCAATATTCATCCAATCCGTAAAGACGTTACAAAGCATTTAAATGAATATGCTGTTGTAAATGCAGTTAAGAATCTTATTCTAACTAATCATTATGAGCGTCCGTTCAGACCTAATGTTGGTAGCAACATTCGTAGGTTGTTATTTGAGCCAGTTGATGCCATTATGTCGGCACAGTTAGAAAGAGAAATAAGAGAAACAGTCACTAACTTTGAACCAAGAGTTCAGATTAATACTGTTACCGCATCTCCTGTTCCTGATGAAAATGGTTACAAGATTTACTTGGAATTTTTTGTAATCAACAATTCAAAACCAATTACAATTAATTTCTTCTTGGAAAGAATTAGATAAAAATGGCAGACCGTTTAAGAGTCACAGAACTTGATTTTGATACAATCAAGAATAACTTAAAATCATTCCTGAACCAACAATCTGAGTTTACAGACTACGATTTTGAAGGTTCTGGTCTTAACATTCTATTGGATATTTTGGCCTATAATACACATTATAATGCGTATTATCTTAATCTGGTTGCCAATGAGTCTTTTATGGACACCGCTTTGCTTCGTGATTCTGTTGTTTCACATGCAAAGTCTTTAGGATATACTCCATACTCTACAAAAGCACCTGTTGCACAAATCAATTTCACAGTCGTAACAACAAGTACCACACCTGCAACATTGACATTGCCTGCTGGGTATTCTTTCTTGTCTAACCAAATTGATGGCAAGTCATATAACTTTGTCGTTTTAGAAGACACAACTGTAACCAAATCAAATACAAATTTCTATTTTGAGAATTTGAATATACATGAAGGACAATTAGTTACATACACTTTTGTCCACAATCAATCAACAAATCCAAAACAAGTATTCACATTAAAAGATGCCAACATTGACACCACAACTATTAAAGTTCAAGTGTCTCCATCAACATCAAATACTTCATTAACATCATACTCTAAAGTTACCGATATTTTAGATGTGACTTATGATTCTAATGCTTTCTATTTGCAAGAAAGTAAAAACGGAAAATTCCAAATCTATTTTGGAAACGATGTGGTTGGTAAAAAACTAGCAGATGGTTCTGTTGTTTATGTAACTTACTTACTCAACAACGCAACTGCCGCAAACAAGGCCAATAACTTTGTTGCGGCAGCTTCTACTACAGATTCTATAGGTAATGTATTAACACGATTTATTGTTACTCCAGTTTCTGCTGCTGCAGGTGGTTCTGAACGTGAGAGTGTTGATTCAATTAAGTTTGGTTCAGCTGCACAGTTCTCAACACAGAATCGTTTAATTACATTCAAAGATTATGAATCATATATTAAGAAGAATTATCCTTCTGTTGATTCATTATCTGTTTGGGGTGGCGAAGAAGAAACACCACCTGCATATGGCAAAGTTTATATTGCTTTAAAACCTAAAACAGATTATTATATTTCTGAAGCAGAAAAAACACGCATCATTAATGAAATCATTAAGCCAAAATCTATTGTGGCAGTTGATGCAATTATTCGTGACCCTGAGTATCTTTATCTTCTTGTTCAAAACTATGTTGAATATGATAAGAAGAAAACAACTCAAAGTCCTGATGCAATTAGAACCGGTATTAAAAATGCCGTTTTAACATATGCACAATCGAATTTAAATAAATTTGCGGCAACATTTGTTCTTTCTAAAATGCAAGAT